TGCTGATCGAACTGTCGACGATGACGCGCGAGGATTACGCGCGCAAATTTGGCATTCGGTTCGCCGAAGGCGTTAATCCGCTGCTCGAGCGGGTCGACAGTCCGCCGCCGCAACCGTGAGCAAACGCCGCAAGTCATCGTCCTCGCGCTCGAGGCGCCGGCCATCCAAACCGCCGACCGTCGGGCTGACGCGGCGCGAGCTCGCCGCGCTGCTGTCGCGGGACCGCGCCGCCGGGCCGGTCCATATGCAGACGATCACGAAATGGGAACAGGCCGGGATGCCGACGGCCGAACGCGGCCGGAAGGGGAAACCGTCGCGCTATCTCGAGGCCGACGTCCGCGCCTGGCTGGATGCGCGCGAGAAATCGGCGCAGACGTCCGGCGTCGTCGACCTGGCGCGCGAGCGGGCCCGCAAGGAACGCGCGCAGGCGATGGTCGCCGAACAGACGTTCGCCGCCAGGACGCGTCAGCTGCTGCCGCGCGAGGAAGTCGAAAAGGCCTGGTCGGGCCTGGTCGCCGCCGTTCGAACCAAGCTGCTCGCACTACCGCCGGCGCTGGCCGACCAGGTCCATCAAACGGCGCTGCTGGACGGCGTCGACGGCGTCGAACAGGTTCTGCAGGCCGCGGTCCTGGACGTCCTGCGCGAGCTCGCCGGCGGCGCCTCGAGCAACGGCAACGGGAACGGCAACTATGCGGCCGCGGCGCCGGCGGGCCAGGCCGCCGACAACCTGGCCGCGGCGAAATGAGGGTCGCACGATGACGCCGGCAATCTATGAAGTCTGGCAAGGGTCGACGCTGGTCTGCTCGGCGGCGATGCGATTGACAAAGGCGCAGGCCGACAACAAGGTCCGGAACGAACGCCGGCAGGGGTCTTACATGGTCGCGATTCCGGCGGCGCCGCGGCCGCCGGCGCTGAAACCGTCACGAACGAAGTCGATCGAAATCGGGTCCTACCTCGAGAAAGCGATCCATCGGGCAAAGGAACGCGGCGTCGGACCGGCCAGGGTCGCCAGGATCCTCGAGGCGACGCTGCGGCTGTACGGCTATGCTGCGCGCATCCGTCCGCCTCGAGCTCGCCGCCGGCGCCGATGACCGACGACACGCCGGCGCCGTCCGCGGTCGACGAAGTCCTGCGCAAAGCGTACGCGGGATTCGCGCCGCCGCCGGCGCTGAAGATTTCCGAATACGCCGACCGAACGCTGGTCGTCACGTCGGGACCGCTCGCCGGGACGCGCTGGCGAACCGATTTCGCACCGTATCAGCGCGGCATTATGGACGCCTGGTTCGAACCGGGCGTCCAGACGGTCGTCGTCATGGGATCGTCGCAATGGGGCAAAACAGCGACGGCCGTCAACGTCGTCGCCTATCACATTGATCACGATCCCTGTTCCATCCTGGTCGTCGAACCGACCGTCGATCCAATGGCAAAAGATTTTGCCAAGAATCGATTAGATACGCTGATCCTGGCGGTCCCGTCACTAGCCGACGCCGTCAGCAAAAAACGGCAAAAGGACGCGACGAATTCCGCGCTGCAGAAAACATTCCGCGGCGGCGCGCTGGCGATCGCCGGCGCGAACTCCGCGTCGTCGCTGGCCTCGAGGGCGGTCCGATTACTGATCGGCGATGAAATCGATCGCTGGCCGGCGGAACTACCAGGCGAGGGCAATACGATCGCGATCGCACTGAAACGAACGACGACCTATCGCCGGCGGAAACGGATTTTCCTGCTGTCGTCGCCGACACTCAAGGGCGGGCCGATCCATTCCTGGTACCTGCGCGGCGATCAGCGGAAGTATTTCGTACCCTGTCCGCACTGCGGCCTGTTCCATACATACGAATGGGCTAACGTGAAATGGGAACGCGAGGATCCCAAAACGGCGCGCCTCGAGTGTCCCGGCTGTCATCAACCGATTTCTGAGGCGCAGCGAGTCGTCGCGCTGCGCCGCGGGGAATGGCGGTCGACGCTGGCGCCGGCGTCGGCCGACGGCGAGGCCTCGAGCTCGCCGGATGACCAGGTCGTCGACCGCGATCCGACGATCGTGTCCTTCCATCTATGGGAAGCGTATTCGCCGCTCTCGTCCCTAGCCGAAATCGTCCGGACGTTTTTGCGCGCCAGGCAAAAACAAAAGGAGGGCGACAAATCAGAAATGCACACCTGGCAGAATACGGCGCTCGGCGAACCGATCGAACCAGACGCCGGCGACGGCGTCGACTCGCATGTCCTGCTCATGCGGCGCGAACCGTATCCGGACGGCGTCGACGTGCCACGCGAGGCCGTCTGTCTGACGGCCGGCGTCGATACGCAGGATGATCGCCTGGAAGTCCTGATCGTCGGTTGGGGGCCAGGCGAGGAAACCTGGTTAATCGATCGCCTGACACTGCCGGGCGATCCGGAACGGCCGGAACCGTGGGGGATGCTGGACGATCTGCTCGACCAGGAATACCGGCATCCGTCCGGCCAGACGCTGTCGATCCAGGCGGCCTGTATCGATTCGGCCGGCCATCGGACGACGTTCGTCTATGACTACGCGCTGAAAAAGGCGGCGCGGCGCGTATTCGCGATCATCGGCCGCGACGGCGACCGGCCGATCGTGTCGTCGCCGTCGCCGCGGCGATGGGGCCGGCAGCAGCGGCAGGTCCCGCTGTATACCATCGGCGTCGACGCCGCAAAGGCGCTGCTGATTTCGCGGATGGCGCTGACCGAAAAGGGCCGCGGCTATCTACATTTGCCGTTCGCCGATTGGGCGGACGATGAGCTCGCCGCGCAGCTGACAGCGGAACGCCTGGTCATGCGATTTTCGAAAGGCGTTCCGATCCAAGTCTGGAAAAAATTTCGCGCGCGCAACGAAGCACTCGACTGCTACGTGTACGCGCTCGGCGCACTGCGGCTGCTGCGGCCGAACCTGGACGACCTGGCGCGCCGCCTGTCGGTCCCGCGGTCGCCGCAGGGACCGGCACCGGCGCCGGCGAAACGGCCGGCCTGGTTTGCCGAACGACGTCCCGGCTGGCTGAAACGCCGCTAGTAAAAAAATCGCGTAGAATGTCAAGCGAATCGAGGGCACAAGATATGCCGAAGGGTAAGCCGCGGGCCTCAAGGGAACGGACGTCGTCGACGATCGCATCCGATGCCGGCTCGCTGCTCAACGGCAAGCGGACCGCGGCGGCCGTCGCCTGGCTGAAAGACATCGTCGATTCGCCGCTGGTCACTGAGGACGCGCGGGACCAGGCATTGCATTTGCTCGCCGTCCTGGGCGCCGCCAGGCGCGTCGCCGGATCCGCACTGACGCAGCGATAACGGAAGGGATCACGACATGGCATTTACGCAGGCCGACCTCGACGCGCTCGACGCGGCCATCGTCGCGGGCCGCGGCGCCAGGTCGATCACGTTTTCCGATCAAACGGTCGTATTCAATTCGATCCGCGAAATGCTCGAATTGCGCGCCGTGATGCAAAACGAAATCGCCGGGACCGCCGGCACGCCGCGCAATTACCGCCTGGGCGCGACGTCGAAAGGCTGCTGACCGTTTGGCCGGCGCAAAATATCCGATCGTCCGCGACGAACAGGAAACGCTAACGCGGATCCTGGCCGGCGCATCGATCGCGCGCTACGGCGACGGCGAATTCAAACTGATTCGGCAAGGCCTCGAGGGTCATATCCGCGCCGGCGATCCCGGCATCAAATCGCAATCGTTCCATCCAGTCCTGAGTCGCCGGCTACTCGACATCCTGAACGACTCGGGATCCTGTATGGTCGGCATTCCGAACATTTTTTCAGCGACGCCGAAACGCCAATTCTGGAATAAATTCCAATTCGTCGCCGAATGGTTATCGCCGCGGCCGTACGCGTCGTCGTTCATCACGCGGCCGGATTCGGCGCCGTGGATCGCGACGCCGACCTATTGGGATCAGATCGAATCGCTCTGGTTGGGGCGCGACGTTACGCTGGTCCGCGGCAGCGGCAAAAGCCTGACAGCAGAGGATCTGAGCGGCGCCGGCGTCGTCCGCGAAATCGTCTGTCTGCGGCAGCACGCGTTTACGGAGTACGCATCGCTGCTCGAGCGGATCGGCACGCCGGACCGGGCGCTGCTCTGCTGCGGACCGACCGCGACGGTCCTGGCCGTCGACCTCTGCGCGCGCGGCGTCCAGGCGATCGACCTGGGGCATATCGGAATGTTTCTCAAGAAATACCGCCGCGGCGATCCGATGTGGGTTACAGACGTCGACCGGCAGCCGCAATTATGACGATCAAGGTCCGCTATACGTGCCACGGCTGCGGCCTGGTCGACCGCGTCCTCGAGCTCGAGGCGCGCGGCGATGTCGAACCGCTCAAATCCTGGCTGGACAAATTGTCGGCGGCGATCGCGCGCAGTCATACGCAGGCCTCGCCTGGCTGCACGTCGCACGTCTGCGATATCAAAATCCCGCTGACCGGGACCGATCGGCGGCCGCGCGCCGCCGGCCACGTCGGAAGGGCCGGCTAATATGCGCGACCGCGACTGGATCCGCGCCTGGGCCGATCGCCGGGTCCATCATCGCCAGGCGTATCAGGCGATCACGATGTGCGCGGCGACCGTTCTGGCGATTCTCGCGCTGCTGTCGTTATGACTCTGTTGTTTGTCGGCTGCGACAAGGGCGCCTGGCAGATGCGCGGCCGACAGATCGGCGACGCGCTCGGCGCGCGCTGGACCGCGAAACCACGATTCGACGAATGGAAAAAAGGCGATGTCGTCGTCCTGGTCAAACGGGCGGCGCTAGCCTGGACGACACAGGCGCAGGCGGCGCGGCGGCGCGGCGTTCGGATCGTATGGGACGTTCTGGACTATTGGCGGCAGCCGGCCGACAACGGACGGACCGCCGGCGACCTGGTCGCCGACATCCGGACGGTCGCCGCCTTTATTCAGGTCGACCGCCTGATCGGCGCAACGCAGGCAATGGCGACGGCAATCGGCGGCGTGTACCTGCCGCATCATGCGCGGATCAGTCTGGCGCCGGCGCCGCTCAGGCGCGACGGTCATCTGGTCGTCGCGTATGAAGGGCAGGCGCGGTACCTCGAGGCCTGGGGGCCGGCGCTCGAGCAGGTCTGCGCTGACCGCGGCCTGCGATTCGTCATCAATCCGCCTGACCTGCGCGACGCCGACCTGGTCGTCGCACTGCGCGGCGGCGCCTGGGATGGCGCGATCTGTCGCCAATGGAAAAGCGGGATCAAATACATCAATGCGTTAGTCGCCGGTCGGCCGGTCCTGACGCAACCGTCTGCGGCGTTCGACGAAATCCGGCCGGTCGGCCAGACGATCGATCGCCTCGAGCAGCTGCCGGCGGCCGTCGACCGGCTGCTCGAGCTCGGCCCGCGGGCCGCCGCCGTCAAGCTGGCGCGCCGTCGCGCCGGCGAATTCGACATCCGAACGATCGCCGACCGCTATCGGACGATCCTGGCGACCGTATGAGGCGCGATGTTCCGGACGGCTGGACGCCTGGGCCTATGTGGACCGTACCGCGCGAGTGGATCGGCGACCGCTGTTTCATCCTCTGCAGCGGCGAGAGTCTACAGGCGCAGCGGCCGCAGATCGCGCAGCTGCGCGGACGGATTGTCGGCGTCAAACATGGGATGCTGACGCGGCCAGACTGCGACGTCTTTTTCATGTCTGGGGAACGCTGCGGCGAAACGACGCGCGAGTTACTGCCGCACTTTCGCGGCGGCCGATTCATTCAACGCGGCCGCGCCGATCCGGATATGCCGGCGGACGTCCTGCGCGTCGGCCGACACAAGCAACATGATCGGCTGCGCCTGGACCTTCCGCAGCATGTCGGCGGCTACGATACCGGAACGTCGGCGATTCACCTGGCGGCGCTGTTCGGCGCGACGGAAATTGTGATCCTGGGGATGGATATGACCGGCGGCCATTTCGTCCCGCATCCGCTGCAGTATCCGCCGCAGGAACATTTCCGCCGGCATATGGGACCGCTCGCCGGCCTGGCCGCGGACGCCGCGGCGAAAGGGATCCGCATCGTCAACTGTTCGCCGATTTCGAAGGTCGACGCGTTCGAACGTCGGCCGCTCGAGGATTTCCTGTAAATGCCGCAGCTGTCCGAAAAGGAATTCGCCGCGCTGAAACTCGCCGCGCTGATCGTCGACGTACTGGATGACGACCGGACCTGGACCTGC